GACGCCCCGAAGGTCTCCAGCAGCTCGTCGGCGTCCGCCTCGAGCTCCTCCTCGGTGGAGCCGACGAGGCGGCGCGCCTGGGCCTCGGTGAGGCCCTTCTTGAGGCCGACGCGCAGGCGCAGCAGTTCGCCCTCGACCTCGGCGGCCTTGGACTTGAACGTGTCGCGCTCCTCGGCGAGGCGCTGCGCTTCGGTCTTGTCCTTGTCCTCGATCTCCTTGAGCCGCTGCTGCGCGCTCTTGGCCTTGTCGAGGTCACCCCGCAGGTTCTGGATGAGGTTCCAGGCCTTCTCGGGGTTGAAGTCGTCCGCGCTTCCCCACGGCGGGGCGGCGGGCTTCTCGGGAGCCTCTGGCGCGTCCTGCGTGCCGGTGGGCTCGTTGGTTGCGTCCTGATCGGACATGGGGACCCTCCTGGGGTGTTACTGCACCCGCCACCTGGGCGGGGAGACTCAGCGCAGGCCGCCGACGCGGCGCATCTGCTGCAGCACGGCCTTGCCGGAGCGCTGGCCGCCGGCGGCCTCGACGTTCTTCGCGGCCTGCTCGTAGGTGGCGCGCCACTCCTCGACGTAGGCCGGCTCCTCGTAGTTCGCTGCCCCGCCCCACACGGGGACCGGGAGGCAGCGGCAGAAGTCGTGGTACTTGCCGCCGGCGGACTCCTCCGAGCGGTACACCGGGCCGCGGGTCGCGAGCATCGCGCAGAAGGCGCACGCGTTGGCCGAGGCGTAGCGGGCGAACCGAACGCGGGAGGTGTCGCGGCTCGCGTTCTGCTCGATCGTGCGCCGGGCACCGCCGGCGAGTGCTCGCTGTAGACCGCCAGCGGCCCGCGACAGGCCCGTGCCCGCCACGACCTCGCCGGCGATCGCCCAGCCCACCAGGCCGCTCGCCAGGCCCTCCGAGGGCAGCGGGGCGAGTCGCGCGGTGAACGAGCCTCCCGCGCCGGCCTGCGCCCGAAGCGACTCGTAGAAGTCCGCGCCAAGTGACGACGCCACCGGGAAGTAGCCATCGATGATGTCCGGCACCGTCGCCCGCAGCACCGCGGCGCGGCCCTGCAGGTCAGCCTCCGCCGACCACGCCCGCACCAGGTCGGCGAACGCGACCGCCGTCAGGTCGTCGATGGACGAGGCGAACGCCTCGACCTCAGCCAGCGTCGCCACGACGCGCCACCAGGTCCGCTACCTGCGGGTTCCCTCGCGCGGCCCTGGCAGCCTCAGCGAGCGCCGACAGCCGCTCCTGGGCGGCCTGCCGCTGCGCGATCGCTCGCCACTCGTCGACGTCGCTCTTGGTCTTGCCGGGGATGTCCTCCCACAGCGCCTCCGCCGGCACGCCGAGCATCTGCACGTACTTGCCGAGCGCGTCCGCAGCCTGCGCCATCGATCGAACCTGCATGTCCTGCCAGGTGACCTCCGACATGAAGTCCGCGGCGAGCTCCCCGCGGCCCTCGACGAGGGCGCCGAGGCGCAACAGCTGCGCGTGGGACTCCCCGAACGTCACCTGCCGCTCGTAGGCCTTCTGCATCAGGCCCGCGCGCAGCTCGGCGATCGCCTCAGCCGACAGGTTCGCCACCTTGCCGGTCAACGACGTGGCCGGCACCTGTGCGACCGCGGCGAGCGTCTCCACATCGGCGGCCTTCGCCTCGATGAAGCCCGACAGCGGCGTCTCCGGCAGCGTCCCGAACTTCGTGTCGGGGTCCTCGGCAACCAGGAAGTCGTCCTGCCGAAGCTGCAGCTTCTTCCGGTTCGCCTGCTCCTCGTCGTCGGCGAACTCCGCGAGCCCGGAGACGGTGCGGACCTTCCACGAGTTGAAGTGCTGAGTGAGGAGGCGGTCGTAGTCGGTCTTGTCGATGCGGGCCGCCAGTGGGATCAGCGGCTCCACCTCGCCCGGGGTGCGGCCGTCAAGGTCCATCTGGTTCGCGTACCGCACCACCGGCGTGAAGCCCGTCCCGTGCACCCGGTACTCCAGGTACGTCGGCTCGCCCTCGGTCGTGACCGACAGGTAGTAGATCGCCTCCTCGTCGACGACCTGCACCGCCCAGCCCTTCGGTTGCGGCTCGGCGCTCAGCGCGTACATCGGCCAGTCGTCCTCGGCGGGGTTCTGGTAGACCGCGATCATCCGGCGCGGCGACACCCCGCGAAGTACGGCACGCGGCCCCTCGGCGTCCTCGCCGGGCAGCGCGATCGCGTAGGCGTGGCCGTAGGCCAGTGCGGCGCGGTGGATCGCCACCTGTCGGGCGTTGAAGCGGTTCGCCTGCCACGTCCGCCAGATCGGCGAGTTGTCCGCCACGTCCGGCGAGCGGTAGCCGTCGACGTAGAGAGTCTGCGCGACCGTGGTGACCACCAGGTTGAGCCACGGTGTCTTGGACAGCTCGAGGAGATGCCGAAGCTCCTGGGTGGCGCCGCGCGGCAGTCGCGGGTCCTCGTGCTCCCAGCGGTACCACTTGTCGATCTTCTCGAGGCGCTCTCGCTCCTTGGTGAAGATCGGCCACAACTGGTCCTTGACCAAGCCCAGGAGGGCGGACTGACTCATGACCACGGTCACCACACCTTCCCGCTCCGCTTGGGCTTGCGCTTGCTGTATGCCGGCGACGACAGGAGGTCCCGCCACGCCTTCCGCGCGCCGATCAGGCAGACCGCGAAGTCGATCTTGTGAGGCGACTCGCGTCCCGACTTGCTGATCGAGACGCCGTACTTGTTCGGGGCACGGCGGGCGTTCAGGACGTGCCGCTGCAGCCGCGGGTCCCCGTTGTGCGGAAGGTTCTGGTCGCGGATGTCGATCAAGGTGCGTTCGGCGGCCTCGGTGAAATCCTTGAGGCGGCCGCGCATGTCCCAGGCCACCGCGTGCCGGTTCCGGCCCGGGGTCGCGTCGATCAGCAGTTGGTCGCCGTACTTCGTCGCCCAGGTGTCGACGTACTGCTCGAACTCCTTCACGTCGGCGTAGAACGCCAGCGGCCGGTACGTCGAGAACGCCAGGTCGACAGCCCGATCCACGGCCGCGGTCGGCACCTGCCAGTCCTTCTCTCGCTCTGGGCGCTCCCACTCGGCGAGCAAGAACGGCGCCCCATCGCTGACCCGCACCGCGAGCAGCCCGGTCGAGTCGTCGCTCTTCGAGCCATCAAAGAACAGCGCGACCTCGTCGCCGGCGACCAGCGGGGCCAGGTCCTCGCTGCGGTTCGCCTCCCACTCCGGGTGGGTGCACCACGCATCACGCGCCGCGGTCGGCTGGTTGAAGAAGTAGCGGCGAGAGTCCTCGATGTCACGCTCGATGTTCCAGAACTCGCGGTCGACCATGCCGTCGAGGTCCATCACGTCAGCGAACGGGCCATACACCTCGCGCAACGCCGCCACGATCGCCTTGCGGTTCGTCAGGTCCACGTCCGCCGGCGCCTCGAGGTGGTCGAACAACAGGCGCCGCTCGCGGACCTTGCCCTCGCGGATCAGCCGCGCCCGCTCATGGGTGCGCTCCGCCGTGGACTCCTCGCCCGGCTGGTACATCGTCGAGGTCTGCAGCGACCAGGGCGACGCGGCCTTCCGCTTCGACTTGTTGCGGCTCACCGTGGCGTACATGCGCCGAAGCTCCGGCAGGGTGTACAGGTGCGTTTCGTCGAACACGACGAACGACTCCTTGCCGCCGTCCTTCGCCGAGTTGCTGGCCGTGCTCGGGCGGATCTCTCCGCCGCCGGGGATGAACACTCGCGTCAGGCCGTTGGCATTGCTCGGCAGATCCTCGCCGAGCGGCCCCTCTTCGAGGTTGAAGTAGACGTTGTCGTAGGTGTTGCCAGCCTGCGACTCTTCCGTCGCGAGGCACCGGATGAACGGGTACGTCACCGGCTCGCCCATCGGCTCACCCGGCTGGTACTCGTACACGAAGTCGCGCCACCGGAAGATCTCGCCACCCTCGGCGAAGCCAGCGAACCGGCACGGGCCGAACGCCTCGAACAGCGCGATGAACGCGGCGAGCTCCGACTTCGCCCGGCCCTTCGCGCGGGACACGAACGCGTCGTCGTACAGGCGGCGCCCCGCGGCGTCATGGGCGTAGCAGTCCACGATGATCCCGCCGAACTCGTCGTCGAGCGGCAGCGAGCCGGGCACTTCCGGGTTCAGCGAGGTGCCCTGCACGTCGCCCGGGCCGTGGACGCAGAAGTGCTCGATCCATGCCCACCCGAGCCAGCCGAGAGACCGAGCCCGATCGTGATCCGGCGCTCGGATCAGCTCACGAGGCATCGGTCACGCGACGACGACGGTCAGCCATCGCGGTGACGTTCCCCGGACGCTCCGCCGGCGCATCCTCGGCGCGCACCCGGACGATCTCCATGCTGACCCGGCGACGTGCGCCCTCGGTCGACAACAGGTCGGTCATCAGCCCGCGGATCTGGCCCACCAACTGCGCGTTGATCTTCTCGTCCGTCAGCGCGCGGTGCATCAGGTCAGCGCAGAAGTGCGCCTGCTGCCAGTCGCTCGGCTCGTAGTAGCGAGACTGGCCGGAGTCCGTCAGGGACTCGTACCAACCTCGAGCAGTCGGGTGCCAGTGCTCGCTCGGCGCTGGGCGCTCCACGTCGCCGGCAAGCTCGACGCGCTCGGTCGGCACGGCGGGCGCGTTGCGGCGGCGACGCTGATCGGAACGGGCGGGGGCAGGTCCACGCTGGCCCATGTTGACCTCCTGGGTCACGCCCACCTGGGGCGCCGAGGGCTTGAGTTGAAGGTTGAAGTCGGATGGCGAAAGCCGTACACGGCGCGAGCCGCTATCCCAACGGTTTAGCGCCCAAAGGGGGCAAGGGGGCCACCCCCACCCAAAACGGACACAACGGACCTCAGATCAGGCCTGGGTGGCTCGGCTTCGGTCGCGCCCGGGTGGGGCGCTCGGCGATGGTCTTGGCCTGGTGGCATTCGGCCGACAGCCACCGCAGGTTGCTCAGGCTGTGGTCGTCGCCGCGCTGGTCGTGGTCGCATTCGCTGCCGATTCCGCTGCAGTCTGCGACGTGGGTTCGGGTGCCGGTGCCGGCGAGGTCCACCCCTTCGCACCGCCCGCCGGCGCGCTCCTTGGTGGCCTTGCGCCGCGCGGGCCAGTCGCGGGGGAGGCGCTGCGCCCGGGTACTGCCCGCCCACCCGCTCACCGCTCCCACCTACTCGGCTCGGGGAACAGGGCGGCGACCCGGTCCCGCACCACGCGGAAGGAGGCGTCGGTGGTGGAGAGCCAGGGGCCGGAGGGCTCGGGAGTGTCGGCGCGGTACACCTTGCCGTCGGGCTCCCGTGGCCCGGCGTCGAGCCCGGCTGCCATCGCGGCGTTGCCGTACAGGGTGCGCCACTGCGGGGGGTTGGCGGGCTGGACGCTAGCGGCGCGAGTGAGCACTTCGGCCATGAGGTGTCGGTCGCCGGGGAGCGGACGGTGCAGCTCGAACGACAGCGGGTCGTCGTGGCCCTGGTGCCGGAGCCAAGCGTCGGTGGCCTTGAGGCTGCGCCACCACCACGACCGCGTCGTGAGCCCGTCGATGTGCTCGGCGAGCGTGCACCTGTGCGCCATCGCTGGCACGGCCGGGGCGAGGGTGATGAAGTCGTCGTTCATCCACACGACCTGGTCGGGCAGTGCGTCGCACCGGGCGGCGGTGAGGACGTTGTCGTAGACGTTGCGCTGCTTGTGGGTGCCGAACCTGTTTCCTCGGATGTGGAGCACGCCGGTGACCCAGGTCGGGCAGTAGCCGACGATCACCACGTCGCCGGGCGGCAGGTTCGCCTCGAGCGAGCGGAGGCTGTAGCGGAGTTCGTCGTTCTGGTCGCCGGGGCGGACGAGGTAGACGTAGGCACTCATCCGAGCGCCTTGCTCACCGCCAGCCGGTCCCCCACGACCCGCACGGGACCGATGCGCCCGGCAGCCACCAACTCGTCGACCGCGTCCACGACGCCCTGGGTCCGAGCCCGGTAGTCGTCGAACGCCACCATGCACCCCTTGCCGAAGTGCGGCGCCCATGCGTCGAAGTCGGCAAGCACAGCCGCGTAGGTGTGCTCGGCGTCGAGGTACCACAGGCCGATCTTCGGCCCGTCGTAGTCGCGTGCGGCGTCGGCGGAGAACGCGCGGATCAGGCTCAGGTTGTCGAGCCCGGCGCAGTGCCGCTCGGCCTCGTGCATGTTGCCGATCCCGTACTTGCCGGGGTTCTCACTGCCCGAGGCGTAGGCACCTTCGAGGCCCCACGTGTCGATGCCGTAGACGTGGCCGCGCGCGTTCTCGGCGAGCACGCGCGCCGACCCGCCACGGAACACGCCGACCTCGACGATGGCCTTGGTCTTGGCGACCTTCGCGGCCAGCGCGCCGAGTTCGTCGAGCGCGTCCTGGTTGCTGTAGACCTTCGTGCCGTCGATGGTCAGCATCACGCCACCTCTCGCACAGGCCGGGCCA